GCCCTGTCCGTCGATTTTCGGATATGCGTTAATGACTTTCAAAATTTCGGTGTAAATAAAATCAGAGGCCGTTACCTTATCGGTAATCGAAAACTTCATATAAATTGAGCCGCCGGGGTAATATCGGCCCCGAATCGTTTCGAGTTCCGACACATTGATAAAATCAGATGATAAGCCCAGGCCGTTTTCAGACTCTAAATAATCATGGGTCCCATTGGTCCCCGGCGTCCCGGTGCTCATCAAGATTGAAAGCAAAATATTAATCGGGTTACCCGAGACCGTGACCGGGGTGTCTTCAGTAGCATTTCGGAAAATCTTTCTTTGTAGCCACTTCTGGGGGTCGGTCACGTCTAAAACAAACGCGGTGCCATCGCTTGTAAGCGCCATGCCCGTGATCCACCCCGTAAAGATCGTTAGCATATTGGCCTCAGCCATCCCCAAATAACCGGCCTTGATTGTGGTTTTGCGCCGATGGAAAAAATATGTGTCCGTGGCAAGTAAGGCTGTAAACTCGTCGTTGTAGTCGAGTATCGTGATTTTCACTCCGCCGATGGATGCCTTGCCTTCCTCCGGGGTTATGGTCTGGGAGAGGCCTGTAATATCGACCAGGTATTGCTTAAGCGTATTCGTCGCGCTATCCGGTTTGTGGTTGCAGTAGTCCGTCGCCTCCCCGTCGAAATGGATTAAATACATCGGGGTCTTATTGCACTGATTGTGTTTAGCCAAAAAGTTTGCGTTAGTTGAAAGCATTTTTTACGCCCCTTATACGCGGAATGTGATCCCTTCTAAACTTAATCCTGAATTACTACCGTCCCCGGCTACCACATCGCCGTCAGCCTCTATTTTTACGCCGCCGAGAGTATACCCATCGCAGATGACAACAAAAAACATACTTTTTGATGGGCGATACCCAACGGGCAGGGTAAAAATTGGCCCATTAAAATCTCCATTTTTCACCCATCCCTGCAAGTGAACAACGCCAAAATTATCCTTGTAATATCCAGCAGCGTTATGATCAGAATCATATGTTACCCAGCTATTTTTATATGTTACGGTTTGCCAACTTTGTTGTGAAAGCATAGCTTCAATTTTGTCTCGCACAGCATTCTTTGACGGGGCCACCCCTGTGACACCATCCCATGTGCTTTTGCTATACGCGGTGTCTGAAACAGAAGCGGAGCCCATACTTTCAATTTTGTCTCGCACAGCGTTTTTTGATGGCGCTATCGTCGTGACCCCATCCCAAGTGCTGCTACTATACGCGGTGTCTGAGACTTCGGAGCTACCCCCGCTCTCAACAGCCCACCCAGCGCCAGTGTTAATCAGGCCCTTATAAAATTGTGTCGGAGAAACAATGATATTCCATGACACAGTGCATATGTTTTTAAGTTGGTCTACTAAAACCTCTGAAGATGCGTCGTTAATGCTGACGCCGTTACAGTCACCACGCAAAAGGCCCCCGGTAATTGAGACGTCTCCGCCGCTTATTAAAATGCCATGATCGTTATTTCCCCACGCGTCGCACCCAATTAGCCTCGTGTTTATATCGTCGCTCGTGTCTATGAGATACGCAGTATATTGCCCGGCTGATTGACAGCCAATAAGTCTGGTATCTGTTGACCCGCCCGTCACCCAAAAACCTATCGATAAGGAGTCTTCTTTCGGCCCGTCAGCTCCACAACCTAACAGGGTGACGCTGTTGCAGGAATCCACCACGTATCCATAGCGGTATCCCCAACAAAAACAATCTGTGATTTTATTCCAGTCTCCAGTGTTTGAAAACTTAAACGCTGTCCCGGATCGCTTATAGTCCCCGTCTGAATCATAAATTGCAAACGGCCACAACTGCACGTCTGTAATCCGGCCGACATCTGTACAGTTAATAATTTCTATCCCATTTACCCCATCGCCTTGAACGCTTTTTATATTTGGGCGCTGGTGGCCAGTGGAATAAATCAGTTTATTAAAGCCGAGAATCATCGTGTTAAACACGAAACAATCATCGCCATTAAAAGTTATCGCGGTTCCCGCAAACGAGGTTTCGCCTGTAACCGGAAAGCTTATCCCCTTTCTGTATATTAAAAAGCCCGAAAGCCCCGAACCTGCGCCTAATGTTAAGGTCACGTCCGAGCTTATAATTAACGCCGCAAGGCTGGAATAATCAGAAGCAACAGTCCCTCCAACGAACGAAAAAGCGCCCTTCAACGTGATATGCTTTGGGATTATTAAATTAGAATCGATCAAATATTTCCCTTCGGGGAAATAGATACATCCGCCCGCCGCGCCCAGGGAATTTGCTGCGCTTAAGATTGAACTGCTCTCGTTTGTTGTGCCATTGCCAAGCGCCCCGTAATCCGTAACATTTACATAGCCCCCGCCTCCCGAATTATCATCCACGTATTTTTTTGTCGCAGGCTCGTAATCAGCGTCAGGCGTAAACGGGTCTGTGTTGTCTTTCGTGAGCACGGCTGATTTGTAATAATCCGGCGCTACGTTTTTAGTTGTCTCCGCAGATGCGTCCCAGATCGGGATCAAGTCGTTTTCAGCATCGACCGTGTCAATCGGGTCAAGGTCTAACGTCGTTTTATCTGTCATAGTATTAGCCTGTCTGTGCCATCGATTAATAGATAGCTGCCTGTTTCGGTTAATAAATAAGCCGGGGGGATTAAAAACTTTCCGGTAACATCTGAAGATACTGTGAGCAGCGTATCTGAAGTTGCAATGATTTCAGATTTCATTTCCACGAAATTGAAGGTATGCCGCCACCAATCACCGGACCGGTCGGGGTTGAACTCGGTGTCGGTCGAGACCACGGATGGGAAATAGTCAAGATGTCTGAGCGTATCGCCAGCGGCATGCGTGAACTTCAAATCCGCTTTTGCAGTCACCGAAACCCCTGCGCTAACGGACCCGACCTCCACCACCTCGAAAGCGTCATCCGCCGCCGTCGCAACCAGGCAGATATCGCCAGCAGCCAGACCAGCGGTTGCGGTGAGTGGAATAACTTTTTGCCCGGATGCCGCCGTGCCGTCCAGCGTGGTGCTTGCGGCCTTTGAGGAGTCCATAGCAAAACTCCAGCCCTTGCCCTGCCTCGCCCACGACCACCAGGCAATCAGATCGTAATAAATTGTGTCTTGAAAATACGCATCAAAAATATATTCCTGAATCCCGTATTGGCTCAGCGTCCGTATTTTTCCAGACCCTGAAAAGCTTTGGCCCCGCTCTTGTTTTTGCACTACCTGGAGTCCGTCAGGGCCTATCATCAGCTCGATCTGTTTTCCATCGTATACAATCCGGATTGCCATTATTTTACTTCCACGAAATTAAATGTATACCGCCACCAATCACCGGCTCTGTCGGGGTTGAATTCAGTGTCGGTCGAGACCACGGATGGGAAATAATTGATGTGCCGGAAGGCGTCTCCGGAAGCGTAGGTAAATTTCAGATTTTCCACCGCCGTAATACTGACCCCGGCTGATACCGTAGCAACCTCAACGATCTCGAAAGCATCATCCGCCGCCGTCGCAATCAGGCAGATATCGCCAGCAGCCAGACCAGCGGTCGCGGTGAGTGGGACCACCTTCTGGCCTGATGCCGCCGCGCCGTCTAATGTGGTACTTGCGGTTTTGCCGGAGTCTTTGCTGAACCCCCAAACTTTCCCCTGCCTTGCCCAACTCCACCAGGCCCATAGATCGTAATAAATTGTGTCTTGAAAATACGCATCAAAAATATATTCCTGGATCCCGTACTGATTGATTTGCTCGACCACGCCAGTGCCTGAAAGGTTCTGATTCTGCACCTGGGTATAGTTGGTCGCCAACCCGTCATCGCCGAGCTTAAGATCAATCGTTTTGCTATCGTATGTAATCCGGATTGCCATTAGCTGAGTGCCTCCGCGTACTGTGCGTTAGATGCCACGAGCCGCACGTTCTTATCCTCAACGGCTTCAGAGATCTTCTCTGCCAACATCTCGACATACCCCTCATCCCCGATGTAATCTCCTTGGATGTTGATGGTCAGGGAACCGGTCGTTTCGGCTGCGTCTGTTGTGGTGGCCCCTAAGCCCGTGGAAAGGTCTGACGTGTACGAGATGTTGCCACTTGATACCGACCCGGACTTTGTCTGCCCGATTGCTGTTGCCGCGATTGACGCGACATTCGCAAGGCCGTAGGCTAACACTGCCGCTGCAAGCGGGACCGTGGACGGAGGCCCCGGGGGGCTTGCAAGTGCTTGGTTTGCCGCTGAGAAAGCGGACATCGTAGCTTTGGCAATCTCGACTCCCTTCATGACCAGGAAGATCTTTTCCCCGAGTTTTCCGCCCCACGCCATAGCAGCGTTTCCGATTGCCTGAGATGCCGAAAAAGCCTGTTCACGAACACGGGTTTTGTATTCTTCCGCCGCCTGAACCTGCTCGGCCAGACGGGTTTCAGTATCGGCCATCCTCACCATGTGCTCCCACCCGGCGAGTTCTTGAGCGCCCCAACCCTCTTGCATAATCTCGCCCTCACGGGTTGATGTGGCCGCAAGGCGTTCCATGCGCTCTTCCTCAAGCTGTGTTTCCATCTCGTAATACCGGGAGAGTGCCGCGTACTTTTCGCTGGCCTGAGATTCCCACAGGCCCGGTCCTATATCTCGGTAGGAAGCTTTTTTCTTATCATTGGCCCCGCCGCCAAGCGGGTTCACCCAATCAGGCATACCGCCAGCGGTGCCGCTCTCAGCGGTCGGGAGGGTTTCTTTCGGTGTTACGGGGGCCTCCATCTTTTCCTTTTCAGAATTAATCAAGTACATTTTTTGAAGAACCGTGCCGAGCTGTTCCCGGTAGAAAGCAATCATACTTACGCTTTTTGCAAGATCGATTTTACGCTCAAGCTTTTCTTTTTGTTTGTTGAGCGCCTCCATCTGGGTTTTAGGGCCTTCCATAGCTTCGTTTATTGCCTTGCCGATCAGTTCACCGACCTTAAACATGATCCCAAACAGCGCCCCTTTCGGCCCGCCAAACAGAATCCGCCCAATAACTCCGAACCCGGCCACACCCACGATGCCTTCCGGGAGTTTGTTGAACAGGCCAATCAGGTCGTTGATCTTGACCTTAATCATTTCTAAATACTCGGGGACTTTTTGCCGGAGCATACTGTCGTTGGTCTTCATCCACGCCTTGAATTTATCGTTAATGTCTGCGATAGCCTTTGAAATCGAAAACGTGACGCCTGCGTCCATGTTTGTCCGCTTAAAATCAAACCAAGTATTTTTCATCCGGTTAATGTTGGCTTGTGCTGACTGAGCCGATGTCTCCAGCGCCCCTGCGTATTGTTCGCGCAAAGCTTTTGCAAAACGGGGGAGGAAAACATCGGACATGAGTTTCCCGGATGACACCAGCTTTATAAAATCCCGGTCCATCATCCCCATCGACTTGGCCGCGATACGCAACGCGCCGGGCAGGTTTTCGCCCAACTGTTGACGTAACTCCTCCATGCTGACGACGCCTTTCGACACCATCTGGCTTACTGCCAGAAACATTAAGTTCGTTTTTTCTTGCGGGACCTGTAAGGCTGTAGCGGCCTCAGCAATGCCAAGATAGATATTGGTCAAATCCTGTCCGCTCATCTTTGAACCAGACATTGAGGCTGCCAGTTGCTTATAGCTTTCGATCTGATCCTGGAACACCAACCCGAGGCGGCCTGACTGCTTTTGTAAAAATATTTGAGCCGCCGCCGCCTCCTCCATCCCGCCCACAGCTGCCGACAAGCTCCGGGTCAACCGGTCGGACTCGATGCCGGTCTGCAAGAAGCTCTGCGCGAGTTTAGCCGTACCGAGGCCAGTGATGACGCCCGCAATCGTTCCACTAAGGCTCGACCATGACTGAGACATGGCCTTTGTCGTCCGTTGGTTCGTATACTTGACGTTCCGCATCGCACGTTCATACTTGCTCGTGTCCGCGTTGACTGTGACTTTGACTTCTTGTGCCATTGTTACCGCCTTCCCGGCATTTGTTTCGGGAGCCTGCTTAAAAGGGTTTGCCGTTTTTGAGCCATCTCAGACTCTCGCTTTGACCGCTCGTGGGCGTTTTCTGTGTAGTAGCTTTCCATGATCCGGAAATATCTGATCAGCCGTTGTTCCCAACGTTTCAACTGCTGCCACTCTCGGAGCGTCATGCCGAACTCCTTGGCGGTGATAAGGTTCACGTAGGTCTGTGTCGCCTTATCACCCCCGCCCCGTGACCGGCCCTCGATGCGCTTGAGGACATCATCGGTAAGGCCGATCAGCTCTCTGACAAAAAATCCTCACGCTCCTCAGCGAACTCCGTCAAACTTTTGACGGCCGCGAATATCTGCTCGATGTGGGCAGCGGTTATTTTGTTCGATTGGAGGATTTGCTTTTTCCGCTCAAACGTAGAAGCCACCGATCCATCAGCGCCCGTCCATGTGAGATCCAAAGCAAATACAGCCACCTTCCAAGTAAATTCTTGATTATGTTTTTCCAGTTCATCGATGTATCCCTCGTCGGTCGTGTCGAAAACCTGTACGATCTGGTTGTGCGGAAGCCCCATGGCCTTGCCCTCGGGTGAGTTCTTCTTGATCATCTCTTTTATTACAGGCGGTCGGGGGGCCTTAGCTGTCAGCTTTTCCATGTACTCAGCCACGCCCGTTGACTTGATGGGGAGTCGCATCGGCGATGTGACCGCTCGCTTGGTTGTGACCCCGTCCACGGTTTCCTCAACTATTTTGGTTCGCATCACCGTGGCGTAACCTCGGCAGTCGAACACGTCCCCGTTTTCCACGAGTTCATTGATGATGTCTGCCGCCGTTGCTGCTGTTGCCGTCAATTCTTTTTCTATAGCCATTATACCTCCACGCTTGTGCCGGCGGTGAACGCCGTGTCTCGAGTGATAGTTCCGTAACAAAGGCCGGCAAATGCGATGGTCACGCCGTCCTCGGCCTCAGAGATCGAAAGGCCGTCCAGGGGGAACAAAACTTCGTTGTAGTGAAAAACGATGTCGGTCGTTGAGTCCAGCCGGTATTCAATGTTGCAGGTCATTTTCGTTCCGTCGGCAAACAGCGGATTTCCGTTGACCCCGTCGCGCTGTGTATCTCCCTGAGTCGATGTGAGCGTGTTTGAGTTCACGGTTCCAGATGACTTCACAGGGGAAGCGCTGTCGCCGTTGCTGAGTTGCTCCATCCAATCGAGCAGAAGGCCTGATTGCGTGTCATCAGTCACGGCCCCGGTAAATGATACCGCCACAGGCTCCATGACCTTTGTGACGCTGCCCTCAACATAGTGGGCGTCCGCAGTCATATTGCCTCGGTCGAGCACGAGAGTCTCCTCAGTTTTAGGGATGCCCATTGGCCCGGAAAAATCCCCGGCGTCAAAGTCGATCTCAAGGTAAAACGGCGTTGTGGACCCGTCGTATAGTCTGATCTTCCCCTGTTTATTTGTAAATTTCATGGTTTCCTCTCCTTCTTTTGCCGTTTCTATAAAATTTCGGTAGGGTTAGGATAAAAAAATAGCGTTAATATCTGATTCCAAAACCGTTTATACGTTCAATAACCCCATAACATCCGCCGGCCGTTGAAAAGCTTACGGCATCCTCAGCCTCAGCGATGCTCTGTTCGTCAGGCGGGTAGAAGATTTCATAAAACGCCCACCCCTCCGTCTTGTCGTCCACGTCCTCCCATAGCATTTGGATCGCCACGGCCTTTTTTGTGGAGTCTGCGAACGTCGGGTTAAAAGTGGATCCGTCGTTCTTCGTCCGGCCCTTTATCGTCGCGCCGGTCGCGTCCCAATTCGTTGAGTCCGGGTTCCCGCATTCGAGCGCCGCCATAATTGCCGTGTCATTTACCGTGTCATCGATGCTGCAGGAAAACGACACCGCCACAGGCTCGTGAATCTTGCTCTCAGCGCCGTTGATGTAGTGCGCGTAAGCATCCATTTTGCCCCGGTTCAACACAAGGGTCTCCTCGATCTTCGCGCGGCCCATCGGTCCTGAAAAGTCCATGGAGGCAAACGCTACCTCAAAATACTGGGCGATAATCGGCGCCAGGATATCAGCGTCCGGATCGGTTGAGGCCGCACTCGTCACCATCAGCGCAATGTAATACTTATCCGAGTCGAGGTTGGCGTTGTAGGCGTTCGCGCCCACCGCCCAATCAGCCGGGATCTTAAACCCGATGTAACCGTCAGCCGCGAAGCAGTCCCCGCCAGACTCGGTGTAGTCGTTTATATCGGTTATGAGGCTGTCAAAGTCCGTACCGTTAAAGTAGTGTAAGACCAGCGTCCCGGTGCCCACGCCGTAGTTCGTGCCATTGCCTTTTAAATACTGGAGCATCGCAAACGGTGAGGTAAAGCCGATGAACACCATGTCGCTTGTGCTGCCTAAAACCGCTGACTGGCTGCTGGAATCATCAGCGATCACAGCGCTCTTGATATCCGTCCAGGTACTCACTCCGTCAAAGCGCCAGATGTCCACCGACGCCGCCGTCGCAATCTCCCGCGTGCCGTCGTAAATTCTGAGCGTTCCGTCCTTGCCTGTAAATTTCATAAGCTCACCTATTATATGGGTTCTTCTTGTCGAAAAATTTAAGAAAGAATCGTGTCTCGATATAGTTCGGGATCTCCCGTTTCTTCTGCCGCCAGAGCGCCCCGACCATCTCCCGCTTTGGGGTCTTCAGTCGCTTAGTCGATTTTTTGAGTGGCATCCCCTGTGCGGCCAGAGCGCCCCGCATTGACCTTGTGACCCGCTGAGTCCTGCCGTATTCGTGGATTCGGACGAGTTGCGCCGGGCTCATATTAAACGACCGTCTGAACCGCGCTTTTCGCTTTGCGTATGCGATCTTGCTCGTCCCCCGGGCCTTTGCCCAGAAGAAACCGATCTGAATCTTAAACTTCGTTTTCTGCACCCGGCTAACCTTAAAGTGCGCCAAGTTCGAGAGCGCTTTCAACGGGGACTTCTCCGATTTCTTCAGCCTCGGCCAACTGCCCCGCCCGCCCGATAGAATCCACCGCCGCAGCCAGTTCTTGTAGTGGCCCCCGGCCATAGCGGACGCCTCTTTCATCGCCCAGTTTGCCTGTTGCGGCGACTTTGCAATAAACTTTTTGATCTGGCTGTCGTCTATTTCGATGTTAAACATCAAGCTCCACCATCTCTGCCGTGTCCAGTTTCAACTCCTCGATCTTTTTCCGACAGTCATTCTCAGTCCCGCAAAACAACTCCCAAATCGTTCGGGTTGTGCCGTCCGAGTCAAACAGTGCCAGAGCCTTTGTGCCGTCATACACCAGCCGCCAACAAGCCTCGTTCGGGCTTTGGTTCACGGTGAGGGATAGTTCTTTTTTAAGGACGTCATAGGTCGCTTTTGACGAATCAACCGCCGTTAATAACACAGGTGTTTTGCTTAACGGGAATACCCTTATGATTACCTTGCTTGTGCTAATTGCCTCAATCTCTTTTAGAATCCCCATGTTATTCTCCCGTCACCGTAACAGTCCACCCCTTGGCCTCCAAAGCCGCCTCCGCCCAAAGCCCTGTCCCCGACGTTCCTACTGGCCCGGATGGCGCTGAGTTCGTGCCGCTGATGTTGAGCGTTTTCGTGCTGGCCGAGGCCGATGCGTTCAGGTCGTTTAAAAAGTCGTCAACTTCTTGCTTCGATAGGCCAAGGTTGTGGATATAGATCGTGCAGGCGTCCCAATCGGGCAGGGTGCCTTGGGTGTAAGTGGTTACGGACGTGCTGTACAAGGACAGATACTCCAGCGATGTCAGGCCGCTTAGATCGGCTATGTCACCGGTTACGGACGTGCTGTACAAGGACAGATACTCCAGCGATGTCAGGCCGCTTAGATCGGCTATGTCACCGGTTACGGACGTGCTGTACAAGGACAGATACTCCAGCGATGTCAGGCCGCTTAGATCGGCTATGTCACCGGTTACGGACGTGCTGTACAAGTACAGAACCTTCAGCGATGTCAGGCCGCTTAGAGCGGCTATGTCACCGGTTACGGACGTGCTGTACAAGGACAGATACTCCAGCGATGTCAGGCCGCTTAGATCGGCTATGTCACCGGTTACGGACGTGCTGTACAAGTACAGAAC